GGATAGAGCTCGATGGTGGGCACTCAGCAATCCGAAAGCGGTGTTCTATTCGCAACTCATGGCGCAACTGACTGACCGACTCGGCAATCCGAACGGCCACACCGCTTGCACCGACGGCACGTGCATAATGTGGGACCGTCAGTTTCTTACAAAGCTGACCGACGAGGAAACCCGATTTGTCTTGCTCCATGAAACGCTACATTGTGCGCACCATCATCTTTGGCGATTCCCCGCCGGGTCGGTCAACCATGAGACTGCAAACCAAGCGTGCGATCATGCAATCAATTTGCTGCTCAACGGCGGCTTTGACGATGCGACGATGCCTGTCGGCGGCTTGGCCGATGGAAAATTCGCTGGCATGGCGGAAGAGGAGATTTACGCCGCATTACAGAGCCAGCCGCAGAGCGGGCGCAAACCTGGCGCCGATGATTCATGCGGCTCGTACTGCGCGCCGGCGCCGGATCATCCGGGCCAGCCAGCCGCCGGTGCGCCGGCTGATACCCTGCGCGATAAATGGGAGCGGGCCGTCATTCAAGCGGCTCAGGCGGCCAAGGCGAGCGGCGCCGGCAACGTGCCGGGCGACATGCAGCGCATCCTGGACCGCGTGGCCGCCGTTCAAATCGACTGGCGCCGCGAAACTGCCGACTTCGTGCGCAACTCCGCGTCAGCTCGGAACGATTGGACTCGCTCGCCGCGCCGTCACTCCTGGCAGCCGGTCATTTATCCAACAAAACGTCAGAATGAAATTGGCTGGATCATCGGCGTGCGCGACACGAGCGGCAGCATCGATGATTGGCTGGCCGCCGAGTTCTCGGCACTGCTGGCCTCCGCGTGTGGGGAATTGAACTGCGGCTTGATCCTACTCGATTGCGACACCGATATTCAAGCCGAGCATCGCATTGAACCAGGTGGGGAAGTGCCGCTGATAGCCAAAGGCGGCGGCGGCACCGACTTCGCCGCGCCGTTCGCACGCGCAGCCGAACTGATCGAAGGCGGGGAGCGGATTGCCGGCCTGATCTATCTGACAGACTTGTGCGGGAGTGGCCAGCCAGCCAGCGAGATCATTCCGACTCTGTGGCTTGTGACCGCTGATGCTGTGGCCGATACTGGCCGCACTGTGAGGATTCTTTGATTCTGAAAACAACAAACAAACAACAAATATGCAATTCCAACTGAACGCAAAAACGCTGGTGGTAATGGGCGAATTCATTGCCGTCGTTGACAACGGATTCGTTTTCCACGGAGACGTAACCTACGATGGGGATTTCTACCTCATCTCGCATGCGGTGAACATCCGCGTGTGGGGGACTAGCAAAGGACTTGGGGAGTTGCGCACCGGCAAAACCTCAAAAACTGTCACTGACGAATGCGGCGAGATCCTGGTCCCGAAAGATCGTCTATGTCACCTTTTAGCGACGAACTGGCCGCGCTAGCCCATTTCTCCGGTGGACCGCCACACATCATCGGCTATGGCGATGGCTATGGCTATGGCTATGGCTATGGCTATGGCGATGGCGGTGGCTATGGCGATGGCGATGGCGATGGAACCTCGAAAGAACTAAAAATATGATTCTACTATTTGCTCTCGAATATGCGAACTCTGGCCCGACCGGAGACTGGTCCAGTACCGCCAAGCATCTGACGCCGACCCTGATCGCCCGCGAGATCGACGGCAACCCGGGGGATTTTGAGCCGGTCGTTAACGGGGTCAAGCGGCGGCGCTACACCGCGTTCGACCCGGCCACCACGCCGCCGACCCTGATCCGCCGCGACTACGCGCTGGCCGATCTGCGGCGTCTCGGCGCACAGTTGCCAGAAACGTATATCGACGAGCGTGGGGATATTCGAGATGGCGAAGATAACCTTGTCATGCCAGGCCCGCAATAATGCTTGCACTGCGAACGCCACGCGATTATAGTAGCAACGCACTTAAACAACGAAACAACGAATATTATGAGTATATTTAATCCTAAACGGATAAAGCTGGAATCAATTTATATTGTTCCAAACGTCACTCCACTGAATGCAGCATTCACCGCGCATCTGTACGATAAGCGGTTTCCATTGTATCCCCGTTCTGGGGTTCGAGTCTGCACAGTTCATTGCAAGAGTGTGTTAATTATGTCTACTGGATATGTTTATTTGAACACGTCGAATGGACACGAATTAAAAGTCGAGGTGACCAAATGAGCATATCAGGCTTTACCTCATGGGACACGCATCCAACGAAGATAATTGTTCCGCTTGAAACCGGGATGACGTGGAAAACCGATGGCGCACTCTACCAGGAGAAGCTGGACGGTCGCTTCGAGATTATGGCTGTTTCGGGGGGAATTCTGGCTGGCGAACGGATGCCAAATGGCAGGTTCATCGCTTGGGATTGCCTAATTTATGCGTATGCTACCGAGCCGGATGTTCGATGTCTTTCCGCCAGCCTTCGGTGGGACCTATGCAAAGAGGTGGCAAGACTCGCCGGATTACCCGTTGCTGAATCATCCGCGCACGGCGGCGCGCTGCTCAATGCGGTACTGGCCCGCGGAGGCGAAGGTGTGGTGCGCAAGCTGGCCACCGCCACCTACTTCGATCCGATGGAAGCGTGCAAGCGCGCATCAATCTACCTGTGCCGAGTCACCAGCATCGGCCCCGGGCAGTCCGTGGGGATCGTGGACGCCGTGACCGGGCAGGACCTCGGGCGGCTGCCACTGCGCGGCGGCAAGTGCGACATGGTGCGCGTGGGGAGTATCGTGCGTTGCGAGGCGCTGAACGCTTTCGAGTCGGGGAAGCTGCGGCAAGCCGTGCCGTGCCGCGAGTGGCTGGTTACTTACTGATCGTATATGTCTCCATTCACTGCCGAGCTTGAAGCGCTAGCCATCTTCTCCGGTGGGCCGCCGCACATCATAGGCTATGGTATGGGCGGTGGCGATGGATTTGGATTTGGCTCTGGATTTGGCGGTAGCAATGGCGGGGGCTTTGGAGATGGCTGGTGTAATGCCGATGGATTTGGCTCTGGCTATGGCAATGGCAATGGCGGGGTCTTTGGCGGAGGCAATGGCGATGGCACATCGAAAGAACTAAAAATATGATTTTACTATCAACCAGCATAGTCCGCACCGACCAGCATGAACCGGTACAGCAGCCCGCCCGGTTGCAAGCCTCCGATCCAGAGCCGCATCGGCAACGTCGGCAGAGTCGGGTTTAGCTTCAACTGGCAAAACACACCCTTCTCAAGCGCCTGCGCCATCGGTTGTGGGGGATTCGTTGCCGGCACGGCCGCTGGCAGGTCCGAGGCAATGAACTCGCAATATTCCACGAAAGTCTTGATCGACTTGCCATCATCCAGAATCCAGTTGCGCCTGACCTCACTGTGCGTGCATGGAACGATGATGCCGAACAGCGTCAGTGTCGCACCGAGCGTCCGGTTGCCGTTGCCGGGCTGGCCGCCAAGAAACGCCTGCGCCTGCGCCGCAAGATACGCATGAACTTCGTATGGCGATTTCATTAGTGTCCGTTCTCGCTCATCTGCAACAGCATCCGCGTCGTGTCGTCAATCGTGCCCGCTATCCGTGGGGTATGCGACCTGTTCACGCCCGGACGCTGCGGCTTGCTCTTCGGCGGCGCATCCGCCGCTCCGCCCGGCTCGGTTGCCGGTGTCGCTGGCTCCGTGGGGCGCTCTGATCCTGGCGCCGCCGTGCCCTCGTGCGCGAGGCTAGGCATGGCCGCCACGGCGGACGGCGCCATGAGGCCGAGCGCAAGCTTCCGTTCCTGTTCGGACTTCTTGATCGCATACAGCTTGTCCGTTGTGATGCCGTTCGGGAGCGCATCTTGAACTTGCTGATCTGTCAAATGACCAGCCTCATTGCCGAGGATCAAAGTCTGCATCTGCAACAGCGGATTAACAAATTCAGCTTGCTGTCCTTTGAAGAACGCGCTGGCAACAAATTCTTCCAAACGTGAAATACTTACAAGAATTCCTTTCTTGTCAAAATAACCTTTGAGGATCGTTGATTTAAGCCATGCGCGGAAGAGCGGGCGCAAGTCTTCTACCAAAGTTTTCTGATTTACCCTGACATTCCGCTGGAAAGGTATCTGGCTCATCAGGCCGGCAACAAATCCAAGGTTCTGATAATCGCCGCTCATCTGCGCATACGATCCATGCGTGCCGGTCGCAAGATCGCGCTCGTTATCCTTGCGAAACGTGCTGGCCGCCTCCACTGGGAATTTAGCATCCGCCCATTTCAAATGTTTGCCTGCCGGTATCTGCTCACGGCTGGTCGGCTTTATCATCTGCCGTTTCGGGTCGTCATTGTTCTGTGAGGCTGCAGGATCGCTTCCGGGCATCGATGGCTGTATTCCGGTGTCCAGCGAGTTCAACTGATAATTCTGCAACAGTTGCGCCGCATAACCCGGCATTTCCAGACCGGTCGGTTTGTCCTCTTCAATCCACCACGGGCGGCTGGCGCACAAGATCGATGTCAGCGTCAGGCTCTTTTCGTACTGGTGAATCCGCCACAGCGCCAGCAACGCCGCATCGAACTCAGTGTCGCCCGTGTCCTGTTCTGGCCGTGTGCGGGGATTGTCCATCAGTATCACCTGATCTGCCGGAACCTGCTCCCTGAAGTTGCGCTGGTCGAACGGACTTGCCGCAATGGCGTAGGCATTACCTGGATGCCGGCGCAGTAGCCAGTAGGCCAGCGCGAATTTGAACTCAGGATGCTGCTCGATGCTGCCCACGATTGGATTGTCGGCGCCGAACAGTCCATCGCTAGGAGAGAATCCGCTCCACTGTTCTTGCAAATGATCGCGCTCAAGAAAATCCACAGCGAATCCGAAATCGTTGAACTTGTAATTTGGATACATGCGGCAAATCACCATGCCGTCCCGTTTACGCGCCATTTCCGCCACTCTCAGGGCTTCCATGAAGTCCATGTTCTTGCGAACTGTAAAATTCTCCTGCCACCGGAATATCCCCCAAGCTTCGCAAATTGCTTCTGAAAGCTCTTTATCCTCCGTTGGCTCGCCGTTGTCATCTTTCACCGGTTTACCATCCGTCGTCCGTTTGATGATCTTCATTTCCAATTCGAACGGATCGTCACCGACGACATTATCAGCATATACCCGCATCGTCCCTTTTCCGTGAGACGTGTTTTTAGCAAGTGTGCGAGCGCGGGCCCTGACCGTGTAATTGTACGGGTATAGCTCCGTGTTGGCGTCCCCATACGATCCTCGCAAGTCCTGCGTGAAGTTGTCCACGGTCGCCGCGTCCATGGCTCGGTTCATGCGCTGCACCATACTCCGCATCTCCTGATAGCCGCGCACGTCATCCGCTGTTACCTTCATCGCTTCTGGCGGATATGGCGCCCGGATGTCGGAGCCAGTGCGTACCATCGTTGAGTCAGGCTTTGCGGCCGTGTCGATTGAGAATAGAGAGAGTTTCACAGTTTAACCGATGTTGAATACCGACTCTTCAAAGTTTCCAGGTGCTTGACCGTTGGCCGCCCGGGCAATATCGCGGAGATTTTTAACCTTCGCCTCATAGAACTTGATCCGTTCAAGCAGGGCCGTCCGTTGCTCAATCAGGAACCGGGTCCGTTGCTGGTCTGTTTCTTGCAGTGCTATATCTTCCAATTCGGTCAGCTTTGCCAGCGCCTTTTCAAGCAATATCTCGTAATGATTCTTGACCTGTCCCGCCGCACCACTTCCAAGGCTTGGACCGATGATGAAGTTGTCATTGAAATAGATCTGATGTTGTTCGGCATTTGCTCCGTTTACGACCTCCTCGCTCAGAATATACTGGCCAGTCGATTGGCCTGCCAAGAATTGAGCCACTGCGAAACAATGAAATGCATTCGTTGGATCCGGCGCCGATACAACCTGGGCCACTCGTTGCGCGCCGCCCTGCGGCAGTGCCTTCGATACCGTGAGTTGAATCGACCATCCGGCACTTGGCAGAAACCGCGGCAGCTTGCGGTTGAATGACAGCGTGTCACCCGCCGTGAATCGTTCAGGTTCTCGCCATTGTATTTCCAGAGGATTCATAGTTTCGCTTTCAACTAAAAACGCCCGCCAGCATCGCCGGCGGGCGCACAAGACAATATCAAGTTGTCAGCCTTACTTGCGGCTGGCGACCTGCGCGATAAGCTGCGCGTTCTGATCCAGAACTTGAGCAAGCTTTGCCAGCACGTTCGGCAGATTCACGGACGCCGCAGCCTTGGCCGCAGCCACATCAGCCTTGCGCACCTTCAACTCCGCGGCAGCTTCCTTGTCTATCTTGCTGATGATGCCGAGCTTGTCATTGGCTTCGTCATCGATGACGGCCAGCTTGTGCTTGATGCAAAGCCCGGCCAGTTCCTTCTGTTGCGGCTGCAACTGGTCATAAGGAGTTTCGGGCGCACCGATGGCGAATCGAAAACCTTTGTGGACGTGCTTCTCGTGACGGAAAAACTCCCCCTTTTTATCTTCGTCGGTGAAGGTGATACCGAACGCCGGCTGATTGTAAAAGTCGTTTGCGGCTACAAATTTCATATTTTATTGGTCTTTTATTGTTTCGATTTGCGTTCAGATCATTCGGTTAAGGAGCGTAGATGCGTGGCCCTATCCAGAGCGCATCAACCACCGTATTTCCATTCGTGGCGCCGCCGGTCGCCGCCCACACGAAGCGCATGTATCTTTGCTGATCAGTCCAGTTCACGCTCCATTCAACCCATTGCGAATTGCTCGGCACGTTCACATTGCCGGCGGCATTCGTGAATTGATTGGGAGCCGCGTAGGGCGTGTTGTATCCGGCCAGCGGAGCGTATGGGGTAGTGGCCGTGTACGGCAGCAGATAATTGTCGGTCACGCTGAAGTTTGTCGAACTCCAAATTTGACCCGCGGACAGCACGCCAAGGTTCGTGTAGATGACGGACGTGTTGGCGTTGATAACAGCGTAGTTGCTGATGCTGGTCCAGTTCGTTGTATCAGGCGACGTGTACACCTGGAAGCCAATCGTACCGCCGGCATTAGTGTAAGCATTTGCCAGCAGCACTCCGCGGCCAACGTAGCCGATCATGTCGAACGGTCCATTCGTAGTGAACAGCGCGTTCACGGCAATCGTTGAGTTGCCAGTGATGACCAGCGGTCGCAACTGATTGAATGCGTCAAGCGTCTGCGCCTGGACAGTCACGGTTGCCATCGCAGCCATCGCAGTTGCCAGCACCGAAAGTTTTTTGATGAATTTCATATTTTCGATTGATTGTCGTTAATGTCGCTGCCGTTGATTAGCTCAGGGTCGTCAGGGCGTCCGCGCTACGGGCCACCGCCTGCGGATGCCGCAAGTTTCCGTCCACATAAGTGTTCATCGACAGCTTGATCTTGTCAGCGTCGGCCAGCGTGAGCGTGTCGATGACAGTCTGCCAGCCACCCCATTGCATCCCGACCACATGGCGGCCAACCAAGCATACCAGAGCGTCATTCGGCACCTGTTGGCTGTCGGTCGCCGGGCGTTCAATGATTTCGTCATTGGACCAGATCGAGTTCGTTGCACCGCTGACAACCGTCGAACCGGTCAGCGTAGCCGGGGTGACGCGCAAAGTTCCGCGAACGACCGAGGTGGTGATGAACGTAGGCTCTTCATCGATGTTCGCCTTGCGGATCGCCGTTTCCAGCGCCACGCAATTCTTGTAAGCCGCAGAGGCGGACCCAGCGAACGTAACCACACCGATGCCGGGCTGGTTCATCAGGCCCAGCGGCTCCTCGCCGGCGCCCTGGCCACTCAGCAATAGGTAGTCGAATCGCAGCGCATTCTGGCGCATGTGATCGTTGATAATCAGCGCCTCGAAATCTTCGCCGAATTGCAACATGGCCAACCGGGACCATATCTGCTTGGAACCGAGCCGGTGCGGGTTGAATTTAACCTGGTCAAAAGTCTGATCGTACTCAGCCAGAATAACACCTTCCGCAACGCTTTGCGAAGTTGTGCCAGACGTCATACGCGGCATGACAATCGGGGAACCCATGACACCGGAAATCATCGTGATACCAGCCTTGCTCAAGGCCATGAAGTTGTACAGCAACTCGATGGTCGGGAATTTGTACTCCGGGGCGATACCGGCACCGGCAGTGGCGAAATCGGATGCCAGCGCATCGCGCTGCATGCGTCCGGCCTGACCGCCGAAGCTGCGACCGATCTGGTGCGGCCCTTTGCATGGCATGTTTACCGGCAGCAAAACACCTTGCGTTGCATGGCCGAAACCGCCGGGGAAGTTCTGAGCCTGACTCCGCATTTCCTTGTCAGCCTCGAATTCGGCGCCGTCCTTGGGCATGAACGTATCGTAGCAGCGGCCAGCCGCCTGCTCGCGGGCCGCCCGGTTGTACAGCGAACGAAGACTGCAACGTCCAGCCAACTGGTCAGGCAGGAACGCGGCTTGTGACGGGTCTTTT